GCATGATCTAATCTCTCTTTATGATTTGTTGTCATAAATGTTATTAATCTATTTTTGCAAGCAAATCCATCTAATGTATTTAATATAGTACTAAAAGATACATTTGTTTTACTTTCTCTAGACTCATTAAATAAACAATCAATATCTTCCAAAACTAACATACTTTTCTCAGGTAATTTTGATATTATTTTTATAAAGTTACCATCTGTAATTCCACCCCCAAAATTTACCATAAAAATATCTAAATTATATTTTGATGCAATTGATGTAATAAAACTTGTTTTTCCAGTACCAGGAGGTCCATACAAAAGGTAATTTCTTTTGTATTTTATTCCTCTTTCCCTATAAATACTTTCATTAATCATAAAATTATTAATATCTGCCAATATTGTATCTTTTTTATCAATGAAAACAGTATTCAGTGGTCTTTTTTGTATTACATTTAATTTTTCCCATTTATTGCTAGTAGAGAAGAAGACACGAATACTATTTTCTAATTCAGGTTTAGATGATTTTTTTATATGAACTAATAATTTTTTAATTGAATTAATATTTTCATCATCAGATGGTACATGTGTGCATTCGATATAAATACATCTTTTTCTATCAGGTCCATGAGAACAAGATACAATATCACCTTCAGTATAATAATTAATTTTAAAAATAATATCTTCGAACGAAAAATTATATTCTCCATAAGAAACCATAAGTTTTACTTCTTCTTCTCCTTCTTCAGTTGAGGTAATATCCAACAAATCAAAGTTATTAACTTTGCTTTGTTTGGAAGCAAACTGCAGTATATCATCTGCATACTCGTGTGTATAATCAATATGTAACCGCACCATTGTTATTTCTAGATGAATATTTTTTTATTAATTATAAAAATATTCAATTTTTTTTATCCAGTTATTATCTAATATATTAATTATTTATAGATGAAATATTATAACTTGGGAATAAATGAATTATATGAACATGCAAAAAATGTTCATAAAGTTAATGACACTGGGGCAATTATAGCTTATAGTGGTAAATATACTGGGAGATGTCCAAAGGATAAAAGAATTGTACAAAATGAAAATACAAAAGATATTTGGTGGGGTAATGTAAATAAGCCAATTGATGATGTATTATTTTATTATTATTATATTCAAGCACATAATTATTTTAATGAAGATAGAGATGTATATATTGTTGATTCATTTGCTGGATGGGATGAAAATAATCAAATTTCTGTAAGAACAATTTGTACAGATCCATATCATGCATTATTTATAAGAAATATGTTAATACCTGCAGATACTCCTCATAAAGGTGAAGTAGATTTAGAGATATTAAATTGTAGTGATTTAAATTTAAAATGTTTTGATAATGATCTTAAAAATTTAAAAATAGATAAAGGGGATTTAGATGAAAATTTAATTGGTATGGATTTAAGTCAAGGCAAAGTATTAATATATGGAACAAAATATGCTGGTGAAATGAAAAAAGCAGTTTTAACATATATGATGTATAAGATGCCATTAAAAGATAATTTAACCTTACATTCGAGTGCATGTGTTAATAAGGATAATAATGTTATAGCTTTTTTTGGTTTAAGTGGTACTGGAAAAACTACATTATCTGCATCTAAAGAATTAACTTTAATTGGTGATGATGAACATGTTTGGACAGATGATGGGATATTTAATATAGAAGGTGGTTGTTATGCTAAATGTATAGGATTAAAGAAAGAAAGTGAACCTGAAATATATAATGCGATAAAAACTGGTGCAGTATTAGAAAATGTTATTTTAAATAAAAATAATTCTGTAAATTATGATGATATAAGTATAACACATAATACAAGATGTGCATATCCTTTAGTGCATTTAAAAAATGTATTATTGCCAGCAACAATAAAAGAACATCCAAAAAATATTATTTTATTAGTATGTGATGCATTTGGTTTATTACCAGCAATTTCTAAATTAACTCCAAAACAGGCAATTTTTTATTTTTTATTAGGGTATACATGTAAAATGCCAGGTACTGAAAAAGGTGTAGATAAACCAACAAAAACATTTAGTACTTGTTTTGCAGAACCATTTATCATATGGAAACCTGAAATGTATGGAAATATGTTAATAGATAAAATAAAAAAACATAATTGTAATGTTTGGTTATTAAATACTGGATGGTTAGGAAATGGTAAAAGAATGCCATTAAATTACACTCGTCAAATAGTTGATATGATTAGTAATGATACTATGAATGATCAACAATTTTTTGAATTTCCATATTTAAATATAAGTATTCCAAAGTCAATAGAGGGAATTCCTGAACAATATTTAACTCCATATTTATTATGGGGGAGTAGGGAGTCATATTTTGAAAAACTAATTGATTTATTAACAGAATTCAAAGATGAATTTATAAAAAAATTTGGAAAAGAATTATATGATAATTTGATAGAAAATTAATATATAATATAATATATAATGGATAATATATATCTAAAAAAGTTATTTACTTTAAAAGGTTTAGCGATTGTAGTAAGTTTTATATTATTATATAACGTAAATACTTATGCTAAAAGTTATTTATTAGATTATTTTATGATTGATGAATTAACACAAATGATATCCTTAGGACCAATTAGTCTTAAATTATCATTTATTGTTAGTTTATGTATTACATTCTTATTGATTGGCTTATATGAAGGGGTATTTTTCCATACCTTAATGAATAAATTATTTGGTTTAAATCTTTAAGTTGAAATAGATGAATTACAATTTATACAAACAATTTTATCATATTGTCTTAAACATTTAATATGATAACAACAACCACATTTTAGACATTGGGTATAATTTCTATTTTTATTATAATCAATTTGGTCTAAACAAAAATTACAATCTTCGGATATATAATCAAATTCTTCATTTTTAATTAATTTATCAAAATTATTATTTTTCCATAAAAAGAATAAATCATGAAAATTTAATTTATATTCCTTTATTAAAATAGTATATATATGTCTACATTTAGTGTATTCACATTCATTAAATTTACCACATGTAGTACAATTTGTGAAATTATCAAATTTAATTTTAAATAATCCATCTTGCAAAAATATTTTATTTTTACCTTTTTTAATATTAATAAATTTAATATTTTCCAATATATTTAAATAAAATTTATAAAATATATCACTCATATTATTATATTATATTTTTGATTCTAAATAGTAAAATATAAATAATGACGTATCTGGATCTTGCATTATTCTTCTTAAATTATTAGTAAATAATTTAAGATTAAAATTATAGAAGTATAAATGTTTTTTTTAATTACCAAAATTGTTAACAATTAATTTTAACAATAAGTAAAAAAATGGAACAATAACTGTTAAATTATCATGGACAAACTTGTCAAAGACTGTTTTAAACATAGTGTCTTTATTTCTAAAACCTTTTAATTCTTCTATAACTTGATTTATAAAATAAAGTATAAATAAACCACAAATTATTATTAAATAATTATTATATTCATATTTATTCATATTTATATATAATTTATAAATAACAAATGATAATAATATATTCAATGTTACCGCATCTATACCTATATCTAATATAGCCCCTATATCAGATCTTAAATTACAATTTCTAGCAACTGATCCATCGAAACAATCAAGCACGATTTTTAGTAATCCAATTAGCATAAGTACAATAATGCTACCATTATTTTTCAAGTTGTTATACATAGGTATTGTTAATAGTCCTCCAATTATAGTAATAATATTTGGATGTATAAAACATATATGTTTTGCTATAGGATTATAGATATATTTGTATAAGTAATGATCTGAACAATAAACACACTCTGGTTGTGGCATATATAATATAAATATTTTTATATATTATTATCTATATTTATATATATGGATCAATTATTAAAATCATACGATAATAAATTTTATTTATTTGACTCTAAACCTAAGATGAAACTATACATAATTAAAAATAATAATACTATTGATGATTATTATTTTAATGATTTAGAATTTGTATTAGCTAAAAGTTTATTAAATAATTTATTTACATCAAAAAAAGATATGCATTCAAATATTAAAAATAAATTAAATAAATATAATAAATTTAATGATAAAGAAAAACTAGTTATTTTAAATAATTTAGATTTAATTGATAAAAAAGATTACTATAAAAAAAATGTTAAAAAGAAAATTATTTCTAATTTATATGAATTAAATCAAACAGGTGGTGGATTATTCTCTTTTATATTTTCAGTATTAAATAAGACATATTCAATTTATAAATCATTTAGTGTTGTTGTCGATGTATGTCTAGATATAATGTTATTATTGCCTAGATTTGGTATTTTAACTGAAAGTAAAATTATGTTAAGTATATTTAATTTATTACATTCAATTTTACTTTTAGATTATGCTGGAATTACAGCATCACTATTTGCATTTATACCAAATGTTGGTGATTTAATTTCTGCTGTTGGTGGGTTAGGTATTCACTTATATAGATTTATAATGTACTTAAATAGTTCTGATGATAAAGATGAAAGTACTAAACATTCAAATGATGATCAAGATAGTGAAACTCAAAATAAAATAGTACATAATGTAGTTCAAAATAATAACTATCAATTGAATAAGGCTGATTGTAAATTAGTAAATAAATATGTTCCGGAAATAGGATCAAAATATAATATACAATTTTATGAAAGAATTAAGTTTTTATAATTATAAAAATAGATAAAGTAATATAATATGAAAGTTTTATTATATTATTATTATACAACAATTGAAGATACTGAACAATATTTAGAATTACATCAAAATTTTTTACTTACTTTAGATGTTAAAGGAAGAATTATTATTTCAAAAGAAGGACTAAATGGGACACTAAGTGGATCAGAATCTGACTGTAATAAATATATGGATTTTTTAAGATCTGATAATAGATTTATAAATATAATGTTTAAGATAGATGATTGTAAAGAACATTTATTTCATAAATTATCAGTAAAAATTAAACCATATATAATTAAATTAGGAGAAGGTTATATTAATCCAAATGAATCAAGTGGTATTCATTTATCACCTCAAGAATTTTATGATTTGATGAAAAATGATGATACTATAGTTTTGGATGTTAGATCAAATTATGAACATATGATCGGTAAATTTAAAAATTCTATTACATTGGATATAGATAATTTTTATGATTTTCCAAATGAAATATTAAATCATGAACTATACTTAAATAAGGATAATCATAATAAAAAAATTTTAACATGTTGTACTGGTGGTATTAAATGCGAAACAGCTTCAGCATATTTAAAAAAAATAGGATTTAGGGATGTTTATCAATTAGATGGAGGATTAATAAATTACGGACATAAATTAAATGGCAAAGATTTTGATGGTAAATGTTATGTTTTTGATGGTAGGATAAGTAAAAGTATAAATAGTGTAAATCCAAGTATGATTACAAAATGTTATTATTGTGAAAAGTTATGTGATGATATAATCAATTGTATGAATACAATTTGTGATAAACGAACTATTATGTGTAGGAATTGTTTTAAAGAATATAAAGGATGTTGTAGCCAAGAATGTATTATGTCTAATAAAAAAAGAAAGTTTATTCCTGATTATTACAGAAATGAATATTTAAATAAAAATTGTAATGAAAATATTTAGGATTATTACCAGAATATGCAATTTTTGGAAAGAATACAAATAATAAAAAATTTGAAAGTATTATTTCCTAAGCTTAATAATATTATATTTATATAAAATGGGTAAAAATACAGGAGATGGACACCGTAATGGACAAATGAAAGATAGAAAACAAGTTTATAATGAAAAAACTGGTCAATATGTTAAATTAAATACTGACACTGGTAGAATTATATCATGCAAAGATACCCCTTATAAAGGTGTAAGACAGCATAATACAAGTCCTTCTAAAAAAAGTAAGTAATCTTTTATATATTATATTAATTTTATTATTAGATGACTAGTAATATTAATGTAAAAAAAAGTGCAATAAAATTTTGGGGTTTATATTGGGCATCATTGCATTATTTAAGTTATATTTATCCTATTAATCCAACAGATGAACAAAAATTTCAGGTCTATAAATTAATTGAAATTATGAAAAAAAATGGTATTTTATGTGTAAAATGTAAAAATCATTTTATTATTTGGTGTAGTAGTAATGATATTAAATCTAATTATAATTCAAGAGATGAATTAATTAATTATTTTATAGATTTACATAATAATGTAAATCAAAGAAATAAAAAAAGATTGTTTAGTAGAAAAGAAGTTGATTTAATTTATGATAATTTTATTGATTCCGTATTAATAGATTATAAAATTAATGTAAAAAGATTATTTAATGAAAATAAAATTTATGAATTACCAGATATAATAAATTCATTTACTAGACAAAAGTTATTAGTAGAATTTGGTATAATTGATTTTGCATAGAATTTACTTCTTTATATAATCAAAAATAATAAATAAAATAAAAAGAAAAAAAAAGTAAAAATAATAAATTAAATAATATTCTAACTAATATTTCAATTTCTAGTTCATATATTCTAAAATACCAATTATTATTATTATAATAACAATTACAAATCTCA